CAGCGACCTGCTGATGCAAAGGCTTTTGAGCGGCTGCCTGATCCGTGGGATATTAGCACGACAATTACACAAGAAAACATCAAAGCAAATAAACCAGAAATAAGCTATGAGGCAAAGGTAAGAGCCGAAATAGAAGAGATAGAAAAAGCTTTTGCAAAAAAAGCAAATAAAGCTATTGAGTTTGTCAGCGAAAAAACACAAAAAGATATTGGCACTTCTGGTCAAGGTCAGCGCACTATTGATAGCCAGCTAGGCACTGATATAGTTGAGCAACAAATGCGAGGGGAATGGTACGCTGAACAAAAAAGAAAAGAGCAACAGAATAAAATACTGCAAACAACTAAAGGAAAAATACAGCCAAGTAAAATTTCATCTATTGACCGGGCTGACAAGGCATTGCGTGATTACGAAAAAGCTATCGAAAAAGAAATCCTAGAAACAATAAAAAACAGAAATCCTCAAACAGAGGATAGCAGTGATCTGTTAAAACGAGTACAGACATATATTGCTGAAAATACAAGTACAGACGACTTAGAGTTGCTTGCTGATTTTCAAGAAAAATTAGGAGAGAGTTCAACAGCTTTAACAGGGAAAGAATTAGAATCCTTGTTAAAAAGAATCAAAGGCAAAGAAAAAGAGTTGGATAAAGCTATTGATTATATTGATCAGCAGTCAATCTTGATGGACATGGGATTTAGTACCCCTCCATCTGGAATGGGGCCGAGTGATGATAACTTTGGTTTTGGGGAGTTCATTAAAAGCATCAGGGAAAGCCATCCTATCATCGATAAAACTATCGGGTTAGTTAGTGGTTTATTTGGGGCTTTTATCGGGGCTGAATTAATTCAGTCAGCATCTTTTATGATGCAACAGTTTGCAGTAGATACTTTCACTTCCGCCTTAAACATGGAAAGGCTAGAAACAGCCCTGAACTTTTCTACAGGCGATGCTGAATCTTCACTAAAAAGACTGAAAGAACAAGCTGATCAACTAGGGACATCTTTTCTATCTTCTGCCAAAAATTATCAACAATTTAGCGCGTCGGTCGTAAACACACCCCTAGAATTCCAAAAAGATCAAATCTTTGAGGGTATCAACGTGGGATTAGCTACGAGAGGAGCATCACCTGAACAGCAAGATAGGGCATTATTGGCTATTACTCAAATGGCCGGTAAGGGGCGTGTATCTCTAGAGGAACTTAACCAGCAATTAGGGGAGGCATTACCAGGAGCATTGCAGATAGCTGCTCGTTCTATGGGGTTAACTTCTCAAGAATTTATCAAGTTAATCGAATCAGGGGCTGTATTATCTGAAGATTTACTACCCAAATTTTCTAACCAGGTACGGCTAGAAAGTGTAGGGGGATTGAACGCTATTGATGACACAGCTTTTGTTCAAGTCGCTAGATTTCAAAATCAAATAGAATCATTAAAAATCGCATTGGGCGAACCATTGTTAGACGCTACTAAAATAGGACTTCCTGTCGTTAATGCCTCATTAAATACCTTAATAGACAATGGTAAAACTGTCGCCACAGTGCTAGTATCACTCGGCATAACATCAACAGTTGCATTATTGGGACTACTCAAAAAGCTAGGAGCAATTGACTTAGCATTAAAACTAATTGGTGTTTCTGCTAAAACTACAAGCGGGGCGATCGGACAACTTGCAATAGGACTAGGAAAAGGACTATTATGGACTGCGGGCATCAGTGCAGCGATCGTGGCATGGCAAGAGGTATTTAAGGTAATCAATGCCGGGTCTGAAGCATCTAAGAAAAACTTAATATCAATTGAGGACTCCCTGAATGCTATTCAAGCACGCCGCAATCAAACACCTTCTAACCAACAAGAACAGGGATTCTTTGAATCCATTACAAAGGGCAATAGAGAATATCAAAACACCGCTTCTGTATTCGGTAACAGAAAATCGCAAACCATCGAAGAAATAAACATTCCTTTTACTAACAAGGAAATACCATTGCCTAATTTTCTGCGATCTAATGAACCTTTAGGCGGACTAGCAGGAGCGACAGAAAACACTAACCAATTTTTAGCAGAAATTCAGCCTCAATTTAATCAACAGACTGTTACTGACTTTCAATCTAAAATTGAACCCTTAAGACAACAGATTAAGGATTTAAAAGTAGAAGAAATAATAGCGTCGGGTGATGCCGATAGTAAACGAGTAACAGGGATTCGTCAAGAAATATCTGGGCTTAACCAAGAAATACAAAAATTAACACAGGAGTCTTTTCCTGATATTGGCTCGGTTGTTGCTCAAATTGAAGCTTCTAAACAGCGCATTGAAGAACTTAATAGGATTATCAATGATCCTGACACGAATGCACAGACTAGAGCTACTGCAAAAAATGACCTTAAGACCACCGAGTCCCAGTTAAGAATTTTAACTAGACAACAGGAAGCTTATAACGAGGCTGTTAAAGAAATTTCGGCTAACTATCAACGGTTAACCGAAAAAGTTAATCAAACAGCACGAGCGTTGTCCAACATCGATTTTACGGCTAACACACAAAATGTATTGACAGAAATCAATACAAAGCGGGCTGTATTAGGCGGACAGATCAAGCCGTTTGAAATGGACTTGACTATTAGAGAAAATAATCTATCAACCCTCAAAAATCAGATAAATTCTCTTAATAGTGAACTATCTAAAAAAGAAAGTGAACTGCAAACTACCTTGACCGATGAAATTAACGATCGCATTACGGCATTAATGCCAGAATTAGAAGGATTAGACTTTAGGACTGCATTACAGCAAGGAAAGGTATCTAGTCAATCCATAGATCAGAGATTACAGCAACTAGGTGATAATGTTCCTTTTGAATTAAAACAAGTATTAGAAGCCGCTAAACAACAGGCAGACATAAGACAGCAGACACTGAATATCGACAAATCGATAGTCGATACAGAGTTAGAGATAAGAAATATTCGCAGGGAACGAGCAAGAAATGCTAGACAAGCGGCAATCGTTAACGCCAATGTAAACGAGCGGATCGACACCTTGCAAACACTTCCATTCGGTGGGGCGATCGCATCTTATCGAGATGCCTTGTCAGAGGTTCGCAATCAGGAAAGATTGCTACAGGAAGCTTATAGCCGGCTTGAAAGCGCGTCAGACGATCCTAGTGTAATCAAACAAGAGGTTGATAATACCCGATTAGCATTAGAGCAAGCAAGAGCATCTCTATTACAACAACAGCAATCGGTAGAGGACTACTATCGCAACCTTGACCGCCAAATAGTTGATTTCAATCGTCAACTGGTTGACTTCAATCGTCGGTTAGAGGATACCCAAGTTTCTGCAGTAAGAGAAAACAGGTCTTTAACAGAAAGCTATTCCAATCTGGTTAAAGAATTAGACAATAATCTTTTGTCGTTACAAAGTCAACTATTAGACACGACTGATAAAATTCAATCTCAAACTCTAAAGAATAGATTGCTTTTACCCGGTGTGGGTAACTTTGGGCAGGAGTTAGGCAATATCTTAATTGATTACCTACAGGGAGAAGCTGAATTAGCATCACGCGGGCGTTCTTTTGAGTCAAGAACTCAAGAGATAGAAACAACGTATATCGGTAGTTTAAGGCGAATTAGAGATTTACAAGAACAACAGGAAGATGCCGAAAGGAATCGACTACGGACTATTGAGGATATTCGCCGTACTCAAGAGGATTTAAATAGAACACTATCTGATCTAATCAGACAGACCAACAATGAATTAGGATTTATCCCTGATTCGATTAAAGCGATAGTTACAAACTTAAACGCTTTACCCGCGCCGATTCAGTCAATCAGTGACTCCCTAACTGCCATTCCCCCAACAGTCACAGTAGCGGGGAATAGCTTAGTTAAGAGTATTGAGGAAACAGCTAAGGCAATCAAAGAGGCAAGCGATCGCATTAGTCAAATACAATCCACCCCTAGTTCAATGCCAACTGGTCTAATTGGTGGAGATATTTTAGCGGTGCCAAGAAAAGCCCCTCTCGGACGTGGTACTAGCCGTGCTTTACCCCCTCCCCCACCAGCTAACAATGTCGTTGGCTTTAACAGAGATGGCGGTTCGTCATCCCTAAATGTTCCATTTGGCAAGCAAATAGAGGCGGCGGCCAGGCAGTACGGATTAGACCCATTATTATTTGCCGCTTTAATCCAAAAAGAATCGGGTTTCCGTCAGGTTGATAGAAAAACTGGCAGAACACTAAGGAGTCCCGTGGGGGCTTTGGGGTTATCTCAGTTAATGCCAGGGACTGCGAGAGAATTGGGTGTAAATCCACACGATCCTGTTCAGAATCTTATAGGTGGTGCGGAATATCTTGCCAAGATGTTAAAACGCTTTGGTGGGAATATTGACTTAGCTTTAGCGGCTTATAATGCTGGGCCGGGCAATGTTCAAAGATATGGCGGCATACCTCCCTTTAGAGAAACCCGTAATTATGTCAAGGAAGTCAAAGAGAATTATCGCGCCCTGCAGTCTCGATCGCCCAATCGCCCGCGCACATCTTCGGAGATAAACGCTTTAAATGGGCAGGGCGGGCCAGAAGAAAACAATCCCATTCTATTCCAAGTCCCCAATCTTCCCCCTGTTCCTTCTATTGATACAGTCTTACCAACACAAGCAAGCGAGGCAATCCGTGATATGGGGAAAGCTAATTTAGGTGCTGAAGAAGTCCTAAGAAAGCTAGAGGAAAGATTTAATAAAGACAACGCTCTTAATCGGTTACAGGAATTCTCCAGGCAGATGGAAGATGAAACCCGCAAACTAAACAGAAGCATTCGGGATTCATTAGAGGGTGTAACCGATTTAACTAGCCAGTCTAAAGGCTATTTGAATGTTAATGAAGAAATTCAGCGATCGGTGACCGACATATCCCGACAATACCGCTCACAAATTGAGTCGCTAGAAGATCAACGCCGCAATTTAGAATTACAGGCAGAAGCGGCTAAAAAACGAGCGGAAGTAATTAAAGAATTATTGGCGGAGACCCCAAATCTCGACCCGATAATTGCTAAGGAAATGGCTACACAAGCTGAATCTTTGGCTAAATTTGCAGAACAGGCTAAACTACAAATTGGGGGATTGAATACCGCAATTAATCAATTGGGTGTTAATCAGGGACTGGCCGAAAGAGCCACTCAAGATAGGGTGGCTTTGGAAAAGGCAAATGAGGCATTAGATAAATACACCTCTACTATGGCTGATTTAGCCGATCGCGGGGAGATGACTAATCCTCTAGCCGCTATCTTTGGTGGCGGTGGGGATAGATTACGGATTGAATCAGACTACCGAGGACGTGCTAGGGATTTGAGTGAAGATATTCGCCGCGGATTGTACACCCCTGAACAGGCAAGGGAAATGACCTCCGCTTTACAGGAAATGGCTAATACAGACCTAACTAAAGCTTTTGTCGATGCCAACCCTGTAGCATCAGGACTACGGGATATTATCAAGGGAGCCGTTACCGACTTCGAGAATCTAGGGCAAACCGCTCTTAATGTCTTGGAATCGATTGCCAACAAACTACTCGACAACGGCTTAAATATGCTATTGGGAAACCTATTCGGCGGGGGACTAGGAAATCTATTTGGCGGAGCGGCTCCCGTCCCCGACATTTTCCCGGGCGCTACATTCTCTCTCGGTACTTTACCGATGTTCGCCAATGGCGGCTCCATCGATGAAGTCATGCAAAAAGAACGGAATCTCAGTAGAAAAGAACCCGTTCTCGCTGTACTCCATCAGGGTGAGGAAGTATTATCTACCCTCAACCAAGATGCACAATTTTACCGCCGTCTCAAACGTTCTGGACAATGGGATGAACTGAAAACCGGTTCAGGTATTCAATCTTTCGCCACCGGTGGAACCGTTCGCTCTGTTCAAGTTGAGAGTAGTTCTAGTAACCGTTCTCGAATGGCGTACGCACAAACGACCGTTTACAATATCACCACTCCTAACGCTGATTCTTTCCGCAAGAGTCAGGGACAATTAATTGAGGAAAGGGAACGCCGTAACCGTGAACAGATTGAGCGGTATCGCTAATCCCTAATCAGCCATGGGAATTCCCTAGCTTCTAAAAGTGCAATTACAAATGATCTAGCCAAGCGTTTAAAGCATCATCAGGGTTCAATCCAGAGCGCATGAGATGAGTTAATATTCCTTGCGCCGTTGATAATTCCATCAACTTTTGCATGGGTTGCATATCTCTCGTTCCACACTCAATATCCATAGCCTCCTGAAACTTTTTAATGAAAGAAAAAAAGTGTTGTCAGAAAGAGTTCATAACTGCGAAAAATGTGGCTATTCTTGTGATAGAGATGTAGCCGCCTCTCAGGTTATGCTTAATTATGCAAGGGGTTTGGAACGAGCCTCTTTAGATGCAGAGTCGTCTAGCTCTACCTTGTGCGGAAGTATGAGGCAACTAGGGACGAAGAAGCGTCAGAAACTCCAATCTCAGCGTAGCGGATTGGAGTAGTTCATTAAGTGAAGGCACACGAGCGAAAATTGCTCAAGTGTTAGTACATTGACCAATGCCGTGCTTAGTTCTGTTCTAATCTTGGATGGATGAAAGTCCTTGCCCAGTAAGCGTTTTAGGTCTCTTGAGAATGTATTTTTGGATAGATGAAAAAGGTCTGCGGCTTGTGGTACACCGATAGCATAGGAACTATCTGGCAACATCAACCCATCAAACTCCATCCCGGCATATCTAATCGCCGCCGTTAAACCGCCACGGCTTCCCTTAATTTCCTAATAATCGATTCTACCCTTGCGCCATCTCCCCAGAGGTCAAGCGTAGATTGATTTTGATTACCATTCTTACCGCTAAAAGTAAAATGATGCGATAGTGTCTCGATCTCATCGTCGGACAAAATCCCCAGGATATCGTCGTCGGGTTCGGTTACAAGGCGATCATAAATATCGGGGGAATTTTCCGAGATATATTCGTGACTGATAAATTGATATTGCGTGTAGCCAGCCTTTTGAGCGTAGCCTGGGACAGTAACCTGATATGATTTCTTGGCGGCTTCTAGTATTTTTGATCGTATCCAAATCATCGCGTAGCTGCTAAACTTAGTTTCCCTGCCTTTGTTATAGGGATTGTACTTTGTAAGCGCATAAATGCACGCTTCCCTACCCACTTGGATTAGCTCTTCTGCTGTGATAAAAGAGTCTTTGGCGTAATGACTGGCTAACTGTATGACCATCCCCTCGTTTGATAAAATCAGGTTTTCTCTGGCTTTTAAAGCTTTGAAAACCATTTTCTTTTGATCGGGATTTTTTCTTTTAAATAACTCAACATTTGTTTTATTAAAAGACAATCCATCATTAGCAAGGGCGGTGACTAATATCTGATATTGCTTCCAATACTCGATCTGCTCCTGTTTGGTCAGGAGTGGATATTTTTCCTTTGTGCTTCCAATCATACAAACAATGATAAATTGTGTATCCTATTAATAGAATACACAATTTATCGACAAAATATAATAGAGCGACTACGCGTAAATAGACAGACCCGAAAGCTTCATTACGTCGTTTAAATCGGTCTTTAAGCCAGCGCTGAGATATTGCCACTTGGTTGGCTTTGCATAGGGAGCCTGGAAGTCGAGCGTAAAAGTCATTCGTTGAATTTCGTTGATAGGGCCAGGAATATTCAAGTTGGAAACCTTGGCTGGCCCCCAAGCGTGTAAACCGCCGTTGTAAACCAAGTGAACAAAAATCGATTCAGCGCCATTAGAAGCGGGGTAAATTACCTGATAGAAAGCCTCATCATTGGGGTTGACGATCGCCGCAATCTGTGGCTGGAATGCAGTCCCTACCTTTACCTGCGAACCCTGTAGACCGAATGTTAAATCCTTCCGGTCAACCATCGTATCGGTAGATACGTTGGGAATGTCAGAGGGGGACAGCAAAGATACTAGGTTCCAAGTGGTGGCGGTCGCTCCGTCAGCTAAAGTAGCAGTAGTAGGCTCTACAGTTACGTTGGTAGGAGACGCTCCCGTTGCAACAGTCACGTTAGCGGCAACGACAACTTTATTAGTGCCACTAAAATAAAGAGCGGTTCCCGCTTTTAAGGGAGTCCCGGTGCCGGCAGAAGTGGTCATAGGTATAGTAGTAGTGCCGATCGCTAAAGTAGAACCAGTATCGACGCTCAAGGTGGTAACAGCAGGTTCACTAGATGCAACGGTAGCGAGGGGTGCGAATAATACTCTACTCCCTGCTGTTAAAATTTCGTTATTAGCAATAGGAGACGGTACAAAACGAGAAGCGTATGACATTATTAGTATATCCCTTCTAGAAGATCAAGGTGATAATAACATTCACACCTTTAAGCCGTCAAAAGCATCGGGCAACCACACTGTAACCCGATATTGTTTGAGAGTTTTAATCGGATCGTAATCGGGTATTTCTATCCCTTTTGAGTTGGGAAAATGCCGCATTAATCTATCGGCACAAGCGTATAAATTATTCCCTGACCATTCAAGTAAAATAATATCGGCATATCTATCCTGACTGACTAGATAGGATACCCACTGAGAAGATTTTACGCAAAAAATTGACGGGATAACCGCTTCAATACCAGTAACGGTTATCCCGTCAGCATGGCGATTGCCAACGGTTACAGCAGGTTCTTTGTAGCCGTTTTTATGGGTGTATTCCCCAATAAAACCAGTCAATAAAGCTTGTACTCTATTTTTAAGATCAAGGGGAGTAGAGATTGGAGCGGGAACGTAAATCATGAGAATAATTTCCTATAAACAAGATGTTATAAATAAAGCCCAAAAAGCCTTTGAAGCAACAGTTAATCAATATGATAATACAATGAAAACTATCATTGAAAACCCTCGCTATTGGGGTGATTTCGGTACAACTTACCGACGCAATGGGGAGGTGATAGTAGGGGGATTTCGTAATATCGTCGATTTAGGCAATTTAAGGGATTCTCAAGCCGTTACTTTCGTTAATCCTTTCTTGGCTTCTTTTGAGTGGAACGGCAACGGGGAAACCCCTACGGTATTAGTCCACGAAGGATATACTACTCGATCGGGTAAAAAAATCCCCGCCAGACCGTGGACGGTTTACGGGGTGTTAGAGGGGGAACTAGAAAAGACTTTCGCTAATGCTTTCTAGAATGGCACATCATCAATTTTATCTATTTTGTCGGCAATTTTGCTATTAGTTGGCATAGATTTAAGTTTTTCCCACATACTTTTTTTCTCTCCTACGCTACTGCCACCAATGCCACTACTAACCCCCTCATTTTCTTTTCGACTATGCAAATCGATTTTCTTAACGATAAACTTCCACTTCCGACGGGTTTCTCCCCCGTCTTTAGGTTCCCACTGTTCTAATTTAGGGGAAGCCGAAACAACAGAAAGGGCATTTCCTATTTGAACGTAATTACCTACAATTTCCGCTGTTTTTTCCCATGCCTCGCACTCAAACCACGACGTGGGGCTATTTTTGCCGTAGGAAACTGCTAGGGAAAAATCGGCTTTCACCTTGCCAGAGTCAAAATATTTTAACTCTGGATCGCGTCCGTTGTTTCCCATGATGTGCAAGTGACAATGCTCGCCAACAAAATACTGTTCACCAAATACGGACTCGCACCATTTTCTATCGGTCACCGAGAAAGACTTAACACTAATTACTAAGTCCCTATCGATCTTTTGAGTAGACGCTTTTTCCTCTAATCTGCATTCACCTTGTACGGTGATAAACTCCCCTTTGAGGGACTCGATCGACTCTATTTTTTTGCCGTACACTTCAATTATGACACCAGGTATATCAGTCGAAATACAAAGCAGTCCTTTGTAGTATTCTTTCCCGTCTTTTGTTTCGATCTTACCGCCTTTAAGAATCCCTGTTAATATTGCAATTGCGTGCGCCATCGTTACCCTCCTAAGAATTTCTCGTTTCGTTTGTATAATCTCTTGACAATCTCCCTTTTTAAGTGGGGAAGTTCTTCACTTAAACCAAATTTTTGATATATAGAAGACTTGGTTTTAGAAACACAGGATGCGGACACGTTTCTATAGCAAGCGATCTTATGATCTGAATCAAATGCTACCATCATTTGAACCGTCTCTTTTTCTACGCGTGTCAATGTTTTCCACGCGTCCAAGAACTCTTTTTTCTTCACGCAAGCTCCCTCATCTCCAGAATTGTACGGTAAAAAGGAATCATTTTTTTGCCATTCTCAGGTTCCGTTCTGTCGAGAATTAACTGAGCTTCCTCTGGGGAAATGTCTAACTCGATCGCCGCCCAGTTAGTCGCATCATCAGGGCTTTTCCAGAAAGTGTAAGGCTCTTTGGTTACAGTACGCGGAGATTCCCCGCTATTTAGCCAATCATTTAGAAGTTTTGATACTTCCTTTCCGGGCTTTTTAAATACCCGCTCGGACAAAGCAGGGATACGAGATTTGGTAACAACCATGTTATTCTCTGAGTCCATCTCCGCCACGACATCAAACTCGTACTCGCTTCCCTCTCTTAACTGTGGGGCTAATCCCACCTTGCGGGGAACATTGCGACCGTTTACCTGTTCCACAACGTACTCGGTTTTCGAGCGCATTGTAGCGATCACATGAAGCTTAGACCGAATGATCGCATCAAACAGCTTTCTGTACATGGGAGTCACTTCACCCCAAGCCATGTAACTGTTTCCCTTCATCCGCTTTGCCACGGCATCGACCTGTTCAAGCGCACCTCCCTCACCGATCCACGCATGAGAAAGGGAATCGATGATTAAAACATCATAACCTGCATCTTCGGCGTACTCCATTATCTCAAGGTACTTTTTGACCGTGTATGGCGGTTCCAATTCACACACGTCAAACTCGAATAGATCGGAGTATTTTGACGCAGACCCCGATTCAGTATCGATCACCGCAATCTTTGAACCCAAGTTAGATGCGATCGATAGTGCGGACATTGTTTTCCCACTCCCCGAAACACCCATCAATGCTAGGCGTAGCTTACTTTTTTCTTTTGTCGCCTTCTTAAACATTACTTTGCCTCCCATACATTTTGACCGTTTCCATCCACGCAGTCAGTATTCGGCGTGTGGTGAGATAACACTATTTTGTCCTTGTGCTGACAAACTAGCCGACCACGCCCTAAACTACGGTCTATTGCCAATGGGCAATCATTGCAAGTCATTTTGAACCCCCCAGTAGGGAATTTAATAGATTCAACTCTTGTCGCTCTTGGAAGCTCAACTCCATTTCCTCTTTTAAATCCTCTTGCAGTTCATACTTATTCTTCAGATCATTTAACAAATTCAATGTCTCTAGTAGACAGCTGGGGTTAACCTTATATCCCAAAAAATGTTTTAATTTCTCGTAGTCCTTTGACCGCACAGATTCTAGTCCTCGCAAGAAATCACACAGCCTTGTGACCTCTGTTATGTTTTTTTCGATTACATCCAACTTTGTAGACACTTTAACTCCTTTGTGTACTATACCTACTATACTACAACAAGGGTTTTACACCGTCAAGTAGTTTGTAGAATATTTGTAAAAGCCGTCTCACCCAACCTGTACCTTATTGCTTTTCTGGAGATTGTCCTTAGCGTACAATAGCCGTAAACTGGCATTCTGCCTATGGTAGCACTGCCATTTTTTTGCTATCTCCCTATCCCTCAAGGGATAAAAAGAGGTGTCGTGTTCATGAATATCTAGAGAATCTATCAAAATATTGTTTTGTGCTAAAAAATCGGCTAACAGACTAGAAAAAGGATAGATATAGTCAACATGGACAGATAGCCTATCTTGCCTGTATAACGCCAAAAATTCTCTATTTTCAGGCAAAATCAACCAGTCAGCCATATAATCAAAGATTTGATCTAGTATTTCATTCCGAAAGGCTTGCATTCTTTCTTTTCTCATTAAAGAGCTAGGATGATCTAGCGACTCTAAGAAGCTAAAATCTTCCCATTTATTGCCGTTAAAAAAGAAAAAACAGTTATTGTGCGTGTATAACGGATGCTGATCGACCTTTATCCTCAATCGTTCACTGGGGTTGGGATTGCTCCACCTCACTAAAAACAGAGATAAAACAAGATCGTAATCTTCCCCCGTCACTTCCCCCTTAGTCAAGAGGATTTGACGACATTTTGCCTCAATGCTTTCTTTTGTCGGTTTACGCATGATTTCCTCGTAACGCCGTTTTTATACTAACACACAACGCTTATTATGTAGTTTGTCGACAAGACGACTTTACAGGATATAGTATGTCGGGTTATTATATAGAGGTACAAAAAAAACCCCGACAGAGCGGGGAGGAAGGCCAAGGTTTATGGCTACATTATATCATGACTTCCCACAAAATAGCAATAGTGTCAATGTAAAATTGGCAAAAGGTTGTAAGTATTGCGATAGCAGTAACGGACTATTGGTAAAAATTGACCCGTTAAGTGGATTAAAACACAGCTACCGACTGGAATGTCGGGACTGTGGACGATATCAGCGTTGGGTAGGTAAAAAAGAAGTTGAAGCCAAACTAGGGGGCTGTAAATAATGAACCACGCATCTTTACAGCAATTAGCCGCACTTGGCTATAAGGCAGGCGATCGGGTTTGGATTCGATGTCTGGCAGGTAAAGGATTTAACATCGTAGCCGATGGACTGTTTCCCTTTGATGGCTATCTTACGCTAAAAGATAGCGGATATAGCTTTACAAGACTTTACAGCCAACAGAGGGGCGGTGGTGAGAAATTCACTACAGATGACGGCATCGGCTACCTGAGACAGCAGAATGCTAGAGGGTACGGTGTCTATCTGGTCGTCAACGCCGGCGGTCGCAGGGACGATCAGATCGAGAGATGCCCGGGTTTTTTCTATGAATGCGATAATGTTCCAAAAGATGAGCAGTGGCAACGGATCAAGCGTTTGCCATTGACTCCAAGCGTAGTAATAGATACCCGTAATAGTTTACACGTCTATTACCTAACAAAAGAACAGGATAAAGCCGAATGGCGCAACTATCAAAAGCGTCTGATCCAACTCATGGATTCAGACGCTTCGATCCATAATGAGAGCCGCTTGATGCGGTTAGCGGGCTTTGATCACCAAAAAGCAGGAGCCGAACCGTACCCTATCACGATCTCCGCTTTTGATCAGATAGATTACAGTCGCTCTCAATTTGACGATATTCTCCCCGCATTGGATGATGCAAGATGGCCAACGGAAAGAGCGGTTATCACAGAGGAAGAAAAACAGAAAAGACTGGAAATAGGCAGAAGACGACGGGAAACGCTGGCAATCGCTGACGGGTTTCCTCTTGAGATATGCTTATCCAAGTCACACCGGGATTTAATAGCGTCAGGGGTAAGCGAGGGCGGTCGCAATAAAGAGGGGTACGCTTTATTAGTCGATTTGCTTGCCACGGCAGACTATCTTAATAGCTCTGGTTATCAGTTTGTTAATTCCCCTGAAATACTATTCGATGAATTCTGCGATCGTTGTTCCCCTCCTATCTCAGATAGAGAGCGACAATTGATCTGGAGATCGGCATCAACGGGAACTCACACCCCATCATTAACTCCCGATGCGATCGAGAATTGTATCAAAGGTTGGCAGAAAAGAGAGAATAAATACCTTGATTATTCTTTCGATAAAACGATAAAGGTTATAGAGAAACACGAAAAGGAAATAACAGCAGAGGAAAGCCAAAGCCTTTTCTTGCAAGCCTTTGGCTCGTTCGGTGGTGTCCTCAAAAAAACTTTTAATAATCTCACTAAAAAACGGGAGAAGCATCCT